CGACATCCTAACCAGACAACACGAGATCCTGCCAAGAAGATTAGATTTGGTTACTCAGTTGAGAAGAAAAAAAGATTTTTTTTCAGCTGGTACATTGGCATTAACATACTACATAATAATGATGTTAATGACAATGTTTTTAGTCGTTAGTCTTTATTGGATAACTCTATAACTTGTCTTTTTAGATAAGTACAGCATGTTTAATCTATTAGATTTTTTTCCAAGTTCTAAAGTAGCACAACCATCGTACCCACGTGGTTTCAACGTTGAAGTACATCCTAACGCAGGTAATTTCCAAGAATACAATTATGAATTAGAGTGGATAGAATGCCACTGGAATCATGTGTACCAATGCATAGATATGGTCACTGCCTATTGGTATCCATGGATTGATCGCAAAGCTATTCACAATCTTTATCCCGATCTATACAATTAAATCCAATATAGTCTGTAATTTTCCTTTAATACTTTTATTATTGAGGGTGTTCCTCAATCCTGCATGAAGATTTTTTGGCCAACATTCAAATGCACACCAGGCATAAGAACTGTGTTCTTCGTTTAATCGTGGAAGAAATTCTTCATTTACACATACCACGTAAGTATGAAAGAAGAATTTTTGATCATTGCTAGTGAACAGTTCTAAAGGTATAACTTTTTTAAAATCTTTTGAGTAGCTTATTTCTTCTTGTATTTCTCTTTTTAATCCTTCGAATGCACTCTCTGTATATCTCATTCTTCCGCCCACAAGACCCCACATGTTGCGAGTTCTTTCTTCATTCCTTTGCAAGAACAAAAATCTTTTGGTATCTATGGCGTAGAACAACGCTCCTGAACAAATTATATTATCCAACATCTAATTATTATAGCACAAGTGTCCACTTACCAGCAATATAGATACCTTCGTAGCTCTTGACCCAGGACGTACCGGTCCATTTGTATTGTATGCCTGTGTTCTGATTAGTTACATAATCAACAGGAGCATCTATGTGATTGGCAGCAGACCAAGACACAGTCCATTTACCAGTTGATTCGCTGTACTGAATAATATCGTTGGTTTTTGCAACGAGATCTCCCCAAGCTGGTGTGGTATTTCCTTCGGAACCTATGTCATTGATTAACAGATATCTAGTACCATCCACGGGAATGCCTGGATCGTATGTAAGGGGATTGATTACTTTGTTAACTGCTGGAGTTATAGTATTAGCAGGTATGGTATCTGGGTCTATATTAAAAACTAAAATTGTATCATCCAATGGAGAATGAGCCACGGTACCCACAATTTCATAACCGTTTTCTTGCATTAATTTAATTTGTGTTAGATTATTGGTTACTTTTCCATATTGTGACAATAACACATACCAATTGATTGGTGGCCCATAAGTTTCAAACGGATCCAAGGGAGTTTTTGCAGTGGCTCCGGTATAGAATCCATCGCTGCCTGAGCCTTCGTTGGTTCCTGTGCTGCCTAATAATCTTAACTGATTTCCCGTCAACAGCAAAGAGAAATTTCCAGGAGACACGTAAGATGTTGTGAGAAGGTCCCCATTGATAATATCTTTCGCTATGCCACCCTTGTCATCATAGATGCTCATTATAATTTTTTCTATCACTCCCAATTTAGAAACTTTCACGGGAGGGGACAACCAAATAGGCATTGTAAAATTTATAGAGGCCACGTCAATTTCCACTTCGGCTCCTACGGGAATAGTTCTGGAGCTCCAACTTATATCTCCCAATTGCACGTAACTTAAACTGGTCCAATCGATATAATTGTCGCTTTTTTGTATTTCAAAATCTGGGTTGAAAAGATAGAGTATCTGTTCTAATATCTGTAACTTCATGTCGGTGTTTGTTGTGTAGATGTCCGCGGTAACATTCAATTTGAATGGACTCGGCATAATCTTGTGTACGGTGTATCCAGAACCAACAGTGGTATCATATTCGCCGGTGGTCTCATTAAAATTTCTTTCTCTTAAATTCTGTGTTTCTACATAGTAAGGATTTTGCATTCTTTCTCGGTCATACTCTAAACTTTTAATATAGGCGGCAATCTTCGGGGCGCTCTGTAGAGCATTGGCACTGTTATTTCTGATAATATTGGCCACTTGTCGAGTCATGTCGCCATAGGTTACTGGCACCTGTCTATAGGATGTAGTACCATCGGCACCTTTTCCTAGCTCTATAGAAAAATTACTCAATATTCTAACGAACTGAGTTAAAAATTTTCTAATTTGTCCATCGTAAAAATGCAACATTAGTTGTCCGCCAAAGGTTTAAGAGCGTCACTCAATGATTGTCTTTGCTCTACGGTTAATCCATTTATTACAGTTGTGCCGCTGTTATTGATAAAACTAGTTTTGAATGTGTTTCTAGTATCGTCGTTGGTAGTGGTCATTCTCACTGCATCTTGTATCTTGACCCATCTGTTACCATCATATCGGAATAATCTATTGGGCAGATAATCAACTCTTAAAAAGTAATCTCCAGTTTTTACATTTGTTGTTGGAAATTTATTATCGGCCCCCGCAAGATATCCGTTTGGTGGAAATCCATCTCCTCCCATATATCCTGCATATGGATTAGAAATTGGAGAATCCAATCGATTGTTCACAGTCTCCTCATTATTACTTACGGTGTCTACGGTATCGTTAACACTGTTTAATCTAACATTGCCTCGAGCATCCACAGGAGTAACATAGAACTCTTTGTAATTGTAACCAGATTTTGGATCATCGATTTGTGCTTGATTTACTATGGCATCATTAATTTGTTTCTCTTTATTATAGGTGCTCATGTAACTGGCCAACGTTCCTGCTTTGGTAGCATCACCTAATATGTCTCTAAACTCCTGACTGTCTACTAAAGTTTTTAATTTTAATCGGTATAGATGTGGCCAATATGTGGGAGAAAAGCCTTCGGCTGCTCTATTAACATCTTCCACCACATAAAAACTTTTTAATGCTATTGGTATAGAAGCATCTAGACTGTATTCGTCTTTTAAATTAGGAAATTCTATGACATCACCACTCATGGGTTTTCTGCCCAATCGCTCTATGGTATCATTTAGATGCACTGTTAAGAACAATGTATCGTTTTGCAAGAACATACCGAATTGACTTAGGTTAAAATCTGTATCTTGTACATTATAAATGCCTCTTATGATGTATACATCTGGATCGTATTTTCTATCTCTATTTTCTAAGAATAATAAGTCCTGTATGGTTGTTTCGTTAGTGGCACCTTCGTAATTGGGTAGTGTGGGACTGGCGGGACCGTCCTTGTTTGTGGCACCCTGATCGTATGGTCCTATGTATTTGTGGTAGAAAATATCCACTCCCCCAACCTGGAACATCTCATTAATATTGAGATCAAGAAACTTGTAATCGTTGCCTTTTTCCGGCTTATAAATTGATAATCTTGGCATACTAACCATATTTATGGAAAAGGTTATAGCCATAAATATCCATATGTCAGAGCTACAAACGGGCCAGCAAGAAATATACGATTTCGTCAAGAATAACCTAGGTGATGGTATGATTGACGTAGAACTAGACCCAAAACACTACGAAACTGCGTTACAAAGGGCAATAAATCGCTATAGACAAAGATCCAGCAATGCTGTGGAGGAGAGTTACGCTTTCTTAGATCTTGTGCAAGATCAGAACAAATATATATTACCAAATGAGATTATCAATGTGAGAGAAGTGGCCAGGGCCACGGTGGGTTCCAGAGGAGACGGGCAAGGTGGCACATTGTTTGAACCATTTAATCTAGCCTATACCAATACCTATCTTCTAAGAGTGGGAGCCACTGGAGGGTTGGCCACTTATTTTGAATTTGCTTCATACCAAGAAATGGTGGGCAAAATGTTTGGATCATTTATACAATATCATTATGATAACGCCACAAAAACTTTGACCATTACTCAGAGACCAAGAATTGATATCGAGAGAGTATTATTACACACAGACAATTATAGACCTGACATAACTCTATTCAAAGACATATACAGCAAGCCGTGGATACAAAATTACACTC